ATGTCAGATGATAATGATGGATCATATGTTACCTTTTATAAGCCAGAATGTGATCACTATGATGACATGATTGATTATAGTCGATCACATCATGAAACATGTGTTTTGAATTGGGCGAGTGATGAAATTAAAGCCGATGCTGAAAAGATAGATGTGTTTGCTTTGGAACAGGTACTTAAATATAAAGCATAATGTTCACAATTATGTTTGGCTCTGTAAATAATATTTCGTATATTCAGGTATAATTAAAAATAATAACATGTATCCAAATCAAAAACCCGCTCTCGCCGATTACATTTTAATATTGGCTATTGTTTTCTTCTCAATATGTCTAGTACTTAAAGTCATAGTAACGGCATCGCAAATGTAGTTTTTATATTGTTCACAACCCCATTTGGCTACCCAAGGGTTTGGTTGTATATTTAGGCAATAATTAAAACACATAACAATATGAGAGAAGATTTGATTAACAGAGTAATTGATTTGCAGATCAAGTGCAACAACATGATTGATGTTTATGGTGAGTGTGATGTTGAAACTGCTGATGAGGTGGTTAGATTAGCCGATAGCTTGACCTTTGATGAGTCAAGTGAAGTAATAAAACGATACACCCAACGTTTGGCTTCCAGATAAAGGGATGTTATATTTAAATAATAATTAAAAAACACATATAATATGAGATTAGAAAAAAACGCACCCCAAAACCAACTTGAACGTGAAGTTGAAACAATTTTGATAGACAATGGATATGCAATTAGCAATATTGAATTCCGAGATGTGGTCTATAAAGACGAAACCCGTTACCTGAGAGTTGGTTATTGGAACCATTTATCAGATAAAGCACTTGCCCAGTTAGGGGATCGTATTAAAGAAACCATTGACTCATATGATGATGATTGTGGATGGCTCTATTATTATAAGTTGAATCATTAATCAAAACCCAAAACATAAACATATGGATAAATTTACTGAAGCGGTTGATGCCGTTGGAATCGAAGTAGCAAATGCAGCAGTGGATGCTGTGGAACTAAGTGATGCGGATGGTGCTCATTCAATGTTTGAGGACATGGGAATGTTCGAACACGCACTGGCTGTGGAAATAATTTATTTTAATGGTTAGGGATCCCAATAGTGGGATCCTAGGAAGTATAATCTAGGGGTGCCGTACGGTATACGTGCGTATATATACGGTACTATGTACTATATCTACCATGCGTGCCGCGGTCCATATAACGTGCCACCCGATAAAGGTGCGGAATATACCACAATTCAGCTCGTATACGATCTTTACGCACCGATTGTATATACGTATATACGCTCCATAGATATACCCTAATTTTCGAAATACCCCTTTGCACCACAAATAGCGAGATTCAAAATCTCTCTTTTATAAAATCCTTTGGCATCGACGAAGTATATAAATATATTTGTATATATGTATAGAGATAAACTTACACTAAGTGAAGCACTTGAACTTGAGAATACAGGTGAAATAACGATTGTTAGCACGTTGGATGATACTTCATACCACCCCCGCGCCTCCGAGTTTTACTCCAATTATATCGCATTAAAATCGAAGGCACGACATGTACAATCCGATCGTATTTTTAAATATTTCCCAGCATTCTATTATATTGAGATCCCAGTACGTGTAGACGAAAACACAAAAGAGTGGTATTATCTCTACGGAATCAAAAACCTAGAAATTAAAAGCAAAACCAAAGACAACATTGAATATGTTTACGTTCTAATAAACCCAGGGTACCCAGATTTGGTTAAAATCGGTATGACAGAACGTGATGTCTCCACACGTGCTAAATGGATTAATGGGGCAGGCGTATTAACAGAATGGTTACCTAAATTTGCTTTACCTGTGGTTAAGGGTTCTGCTTATAAAATTGAACAACAAATGCATAAGCTGTTTGCCGAATATAGAGTTGAATCCGATCAAGGACACGAGCGTGAATTCTTTAAATTAAATCCATTGACTGCATTTGATAAACTACGGGAAATTGGGGCGTTACACCAAGTAGGTGATCCAATTGTATATTAGTATATTCGTATATACGTATTAAAGTGTATGGGTGAAGGGTCCGCATGTGGGGGCCTTTTTACTTTCTCCACATATTTATGTTAAATAATCTATTAATAATAAAATGAAAGCAACAGAACTTAAAAAATTAATTCGTGAAGAAATTCATAGAGTATTAAATGAAGGATTAACTTTTGAAGAATTAGCAACAAAGTTAGAACAAATACCATTTGATGGGGATGATTTTACTTTTTCACAAGATGATGATATCATATATGTGGAAGTTTTGAGTGGAGGAAATAAAAAAGCAGTTTTACTAGCTATCCAAGCAATTCTAAAAGAAAACCCAGCATATAAAATAGACCCAGAGAGTAAAGAGAAAACTCCAGATGGTAGTGTACAATTTAGTATTATCAAAAAGTAGATAAAAAATTAAAGAAAACGGACTTAGGACCGTTGTAGTTTAGGCTACTTAAGGCCCCGATGAATTCGCTACTCATCGGGGTTCTTTTTTATTTTATATGGTTAATTTTCAACGCTCTAACATTTTCCTGCACCTTCTCTGCGCCCTTATTTGGCTCCCCAGGAAATCGGTCGTATATTTAGGTATAAATTAAAAATAACGGGCCATGGTAACAACAGCAGCATTTATTTGGATGGCATATTGCGCAGTATCACATGTACGCATTGATGCCAAAAAGAAAGGTGAAGATTTGTCATTCAAGTCTCAAGGTATTTGGTATGTTATTCAAGTGTTGTTTTACTGGGTTCTAACAGCAGCGTTCATTATTTAATAATTAAACACAAATAAAGGTTATGGAACAAAAACGTCGTGGTCGCCCACCTGGGCCTAAAAAAGAAATCAAAATGGAATTGAACACAACTACTACTACTGAACCAAAGAAACGTGGTAGAAAAGCAGTAGAAAAACCTACAATTGTATTCCCTGAAAATCCTGTTGAAGGTGAAGTTGAGGGTACAACAGTAGAAAAACTGAAGTTCATGGCTGTCCAAGTAAAACAAATGGATAAGCAACTGGACATGGAGCCGTATCGAATGGATCTTCGAATGAAGAAACATGACGCAATTCAAAGAATGTGCCACTTGATAGGAGACTTGTAACAGGAAATTTGGCTCCCCAGGAGCTTTGACGTATATTTATAGTATAAGATTAAATAATTAAATAAAAATAAAAGTTATGTTAAACATTCAAAACAACACATTCCTGACAGAGTCAGAAATCAAAGCAAAAGCAAGTTCAATCTTCACAGCTAAAGGTGCTCCAGGTACTAGTGAAAAATATGCTCACATTTCAACCGATCAAATTGTCAAAGACATGGCTAAATTGGGTTGGGGAGTAGTTGATGCTAAACAAGTACGTGCCCGTAAAGATGAGGGTTATCAAAAACACCTAGTTGTGTTCCGCAACAATGATATTGTTATCAATGGAGAAGATGGTGATCATGCTTACCCACAGATTCTACTAACTAATAGCCATGACGGTAAAAACGCATTTACTTTCACAGCTGGTTTGTTCCGTATGGTGTGTGAGAATGGTTTGGTTATTTGTTCTAAGGAGTTTGAAAATCTTAAGATTCGTCACTACGGATATGATTTTGAAGAATTGCAAAAAGTTATTGGTACAATAGTTGAAAAACTTCCACTAACCGTTGAATCAATGAATAAGTTTAAGAAAAAGAAACTCCGTAAAACACAAATCGAAGAATTTGCTAAGAAAGCAGCTGCAATCCGATTCGGGGTAGAACAACTTCAAAACATTACTATTGATTATAACAAGTTGATTGAACCAACTCGTGAAGAAGACAAAGGTAATGACTTGTGGAGTGTATTTAATGTGGTTCAAGAAAAACTAGTACACGGTATGTTTGAATACACAGCAGGTACTAAGTTGCGTAAAGCAAGAAAAATTAAGAACTTTAAACAAGACCTTGATTTGAATGCTAAGCTATATGAACTTGCAGTTGAATATGCAGCTTAATAATAAACAAGAATTACATCAGCTGATAAGTAAAGAGCTGAATCTAGAACCAGCTACTACCCACATAGATGAATTGTGGGTAGTAGTTACTAGAACATTACATAAAGGAATCAACGTTTCTAAAGAGAATCTTGTTGAGTATTATTTGACATGTTGTAGGTATGACAATCTAAAAGATTGATGGTCAAGTGGCGGAATTGGTAAGACGCGACAGATAGTTATAGTACTGTGGGTAAAAAAGAGAATGTGTACACATCTTGGTCCCTATAGTGGCAGCCTATGTAGGTTCGAATCCTACCTTGACTACAAATGCCCTCATAGCTCAGTTGGATAGAGCAACAGATTTCTAATCTGTCGGTCTCAGGTTCGAATCCTGATGAGGGTACTCGGTTTATAATATTTATTATAAACACACCATAATGAAAATATTAACTGTGCTTCTAGCACTACTAATAAAGGTTTCATTATACTCTCAATACGTCCCCATAAACAAAAGATTTGATCAAGAAGAATATAGACTATTCATTCCAGGCCATAGTCATATAGTTATCGATTCACTTTATAGAACAGATCAACTCTATAAGATTAAACTAATAGAGGAAGAAGACGTCTATATTATCCAAAATAATGCTTTAAAGTTTGTTTGTGATCTTAAAGCAGGGGTGGTTGAGGTTTATTTTGATGGAAAATTTGATAGTAAATATGCTATTAAATTTTGGGATAGCTATAATTTCTTTGTAATTAGAATACCATTAGCTCGTACCTCATACCATTTCTTTAGAGTCTACTCCCCAGATAAAGTTTGGTAATTTAAAATTTATTTATTATATTGTTCTATATTAGCACCTTTAGCTCAATCGGTTAGAGCAACTGACTCATAATCAGTAGGTCGCAGGTTCGATTCCTGCAAGGTGCACTAAAAAGTAAGTTATTAAAATAAAGGAGAAACAAATTATGGAAACAACATCTTTCGTTTTAGGTATGCTCTCGATTATTGCAGTTGCTTTTATGGCTGTGATTGTTTGGGGTATAGTTAAGATTAATAAGTTAACATCTGAAGTAACCTCTACTCATAAATGGATAGATAATACTGTTCAAGATAGGGATCATCAACTTCAGCAAATCTATAAAAGATTTGATGAACAGGATCGTACTCATAATAATGATTTTGAACGATCGTATAATCATATAACAGCAAATTTTGATCATTTAGATCGAAAAATTAATGAACAAGAACGTGCTATGTCTCTTGAATTTGAACGAGCTTATAACCAAATAGCTGAGTGTCGCTCATATACAGACTCACGTATAGATAAAGTATTAAGTATAAATAGTACTAAACAATTAATTAAAGGATAATAATAATTTCGACTTACTTTTTAAAGCGGCTTTTAGCCGCTTTTTTTCTTATTACATTACAATATGTATAAAGTATGAGTACGTGGTTTAAACCACCTAAAATTCGCTTATTTTAATATTTATAAGTATGGATTTAAACAAAATATTTAAGTTATTCGGTTCTTCTGATAAAGAAGAAGAACATAAAGAAGTAGTTACACAAGTTGATTTATCTGAAAGTCCAATGATGTGGATTGGTATGTTTAAACGAATGATTACTAATTATGAAACATTTGCAAAACAACTAATCCAATTCTTTAAATCATCAGAACCTTCCCTGGATATGGAGGAGGTAGAGAGGGCTAGTAGTTACATGGTTTATGATAAGGCGTATAATCATTTAGCTAAATTAGACTTAACCAACACCACCCATCTTGATAGTTTACAATTACTTTCAGATGAAACATTTGAATTTGTCCTAAACAAGGCATTGCTATACTTTGAAAGTGTAGAAGAATATGAAAGATGTTTGTTTCTAAAACAAATCCAGGACAAAGTAAATTCTTTTCAAAAGTAATTTGGAGTACACAATCCTATTTAGTATAGTATAAGTACGGGTTTTGAAAATAGAATAAGAAAAAAGAGGTGTAAATGTATCCTCGGTTATTAACAAAATAAAATGATATGAAACATAGAAACAGTATTTTACATGAACTCAATAAAATTGAGGGATTAACTAATCAACTTAACTTTATTGTTAACCAACAACAGCCAATTGAAGAATACAAGGCTGCTCTAGAACGTATTAGAGAATCAATTGAACAAGCTAGAGCATATGTTGAAAGTGAGCCGGTTGATGGTTATGAATTAAATGTTGCCGCACGATGAAATTAACAGCAGAACAAATCCAAGACAATTGGAACAAATTTTTGTCTATCATTGATGAGCATATTTCTGAACCTAGATGTTCTGGGTTGAAAGCATTTTATGAGCAGTATGCTGAACGTATTATGCTTATGCCTGCTTCTCATAAAAAAGAATATCATAATGCATTCCCAGGCGGTTATGTGGATCACGTGTTACGAGTAGTACAATGTGCTCTTAAACTAAATAAAGTATGGGTAGAAATGGGAGTAGACACCTCAACATACACAGTTGAAGAATTAGTATTTGCTTCTTTAAACCATGACCTAGGTAAAATGGGAGATGAACAAAATGAATCATACATCCCCCAGACAGACCAATGGCGTAAAGAGAAACTAGGTGAAGACTATAAATTCAACGATCGACTTGAATACATGTCAGTACCAGATCGTGGATTACATTTACTCATGTCTCACGGTGTTACATTCTCCAGAAACGAAATGTTAGCAATCAAGTTACATGATGGTCTATATGATGATGCTAACAAGCCATATTTAATGTCTTGGTCCCCAGAAACAAAACCACGTACTGCATTAGTGTTTATTGTGCATCAAGCGGATTTAATGGCAGCACGTATTGAATTCGAACAAGTATGGATGCCTAAACTTAAAGGTGAAGTAACTCAAAGCAATCCATCAAACTTTACTATTAAAGAAAAAAAAACTAAAACTAAGGCTTTAGGTAGTATTAAAAGTGAAGGATTAAAAAGTTTATTAGATAATATATGATGATAGCTATTGTTATATTAAGTTTAATGGTTGTGATCTTAGGATACACAACCTTTAACTTACTTAGAAAAAATGAAAAGCAAGAAGATATTCTAATGGGGTATATGTCTTACTTAAATAAAGTATCTGATATAATCGAAATGTCAGATAAAAAACTTAAAGAAGTAGATGCTAAAGAATCATTTAAATCAGATGATGAGGTGGGTTTTTTCTTTGAGTCTATTAAACAAATCCAAAGTGTACTAAATCAGTTTAATATTAAAAATTTATGAGTAGTGAAGTAGTGGTAAAGCCAAAAACTAGTGGGATGTATTTTACTCAAGAAACAGAAAATGCTATTATTGAATATAATAATACTTTAGATTTTGAATTAAGAAGTAAAATATATCATGATCGAATTCACTATGCGTTTTTTAAATTAACCGAAAACATCATTCATACTTTTAAGTTTTATTATACTGAGGTGAGTAATATTGAGGATTTACAACATGAAGTAATTTCATTTTTGCTTTCTAAAATCCATTTATTTGATCCAAGTAAAGGAGCTAAAGCATATTCATATTTTGGTACTATTGCTAAACGTTATCTTATTATTTCTAATACTAAAAACTATAAAAAACGAGTAGACAAAGCACCAATTGAAGAACTTGAGTCTGATGGAAAATATAGTTACTCCTTATCAGATGATCCTGTAGATAAACTTTCTTTATTTTTAGATGAATTTACAAACTATTGTTCTCAACATATATATGAACTTTTCCCTAAAGAAGGAGATGCTAAAATAGCAGATGCTATTCTAGAATTATTCCGTAAAAGAGAGAGTATAGAGATCTTTAATAAAAAAGCACTGTATATATACATCCGAGAGATAATTGATGTTAAAACCCCTAAAATCACTAAAATAGCAAATAAATTATATGATATGTTTAAAGAACATTATTATTTTTATTTGGAAAATGGTTATACAAATTTTCCATAATCATATTTATGGATAAATAAATATAATGAATGGTTTAGATAATATTGTATTTGGTGGTAAAAAATTTTCTGATATATTAGAAGAGATATATAATAATCAAAAGAAAAAAGAAAAACAAATCTCTGCTCTAATAGCAGAACTTAAGCCATTAGTGAACGAGATAGGAGACGCTACTTTAATTGTTCCTCTAATTAAAGAATACTTAGAAATAAGTGTTAAAAATGATGAACAATTAATTAAGATGGCTACTATTATTCAACGTATTATGAGTAATAACGGAACTGCTGACGGTGGTTTTGGTATTTCTGAAGAAGAAAAAGCTCAATTATTAGCTGAAATAGATAAGTTTAAAGATGGAGGTGAGTAATGAGTATTAATGTAAAATATGGTTTTGGTAATACCATTAACTATAATGTCCCTAAATTAGATGTAAAGTCAACAACATCATCTGATAAAATATTTTCTAGTAGAGTTAGAGATATTATATTAGATGGTACTCATCCTCTCTTTGATGAATTTGGACAATGGAATGGTATAGGAACAATTTTTATTGAGCCCACCTCCCAACCTAGCAGAAAAGAAGAAATTCCCCTTATACCTGCTTATCCTGCTTTCCCTAATCTTAAACAATACCCACTAATTAATGAATTAGTACCTATAATATATTTAGCTGATCCTAATGTGACTGAAAACACTTCAGCAGTATCTGCTTATTATTTACCCCCAATAAATGTTTGGAATAGTCAAGTACATAATGCTGTACCATCAAGTGATATTACTCCTGAATTAGAAAATAAAGAATATCCTTTAGTTGAAGCAGGATCAGTTAGAAGAATAACAGATCAAGATACTGATATAACATTAGGAAAAACTTTTAATGAAAATAATGTTTTAAACAATCGTCCTCTTTTACCATATGAAGGAGATATAATTTATGAGGGACGTTTTGGTAATTCTATAAGATTTGGATCTACAGTTAATAATGCTAAGTTGGCTAACCCATGGTCTTTTGAAGGTAAAAATGGTTCACCCATCACTATTATTAAAAATGGGCAGTCTACTGAAACTGATGGTTCTCAGCCTTGGATCCCAACTGTTGAAAATATAAATATAGATGAATCATCTATTTATTTAACCTCAACCCAGCAGATTCCTTTAGAATTATCAACAAATAATATAGACTCGTATAGTGGGTTAACAGAAACTCCAACTATACCTGAATTATATAGTGGAAAACAAATTCTTTTAAATTCAGGTAGATTAGTATTTAATGCTAAAAATGACCATATTATATTAAGTGCAGATAAATCTGTTCATTTAGTATCAAATAATTCTATTAATATAGATACAACTGATAAAATATCTATGACTACTAATGTGTCATTTGGAGTAATTACTTTAACTTCACCTAAAGTTTATTTAGGCTCAGATATTGGTAGTGAAGGGTATGTGGGGGCTAATCTTCAATCTTTAGTATTAGGCGAAAATCTTATACAAACTTTAAATAGCATAATAGATGCTTTAGAAGGTATAGCTGGGGCTATGAGAACAGCTAACGCGTCTGGTATTGCTATTCCTAGTTTAAATCTTGAAGGTGTTACCCTCTCAGGCCAAACAGAAATATTAAAAGAATCTTTAAATATTCTATTATCTAAAAATGTAAAAACTATCTAATGCCCTTTAATTTACCAATAAATCCTTCAGATGTAGCTTCTCTTGTAACTATTGGAGTTAATGATAGTGGCTCAGGTACTAGTGGTTCTAGTATATTAGATAATGTTTCTCCTCAAATTGATGCCAAAATATATCTTGGAGGAAAAGTAACAACTGAAAAAGGAGATCCTATATCTAATGTTAAAGTAACGTTTAATCAAACTCCTAGAGTAAATTTTACAGCTGTTTTAGACCAAAATGACTCCAACACCCCAGCTATTATTAAACCTATAGTTGAAAGTGTTACTTCAGATAATAATGGAGAATGGTCTTTTGTATTTGCTAAAACTGAAATAGACATTAAAGCTGTTAAAATTTTGTTTTTAAAGCAAGATTATAAACCAAGTAATATTCCCTTAGCTAATTTTAAATCAACTGAATATCCAAATAGCGTAACTGAACCTAAAAAGATATCAACCCCTGATACTGAACCTCCATACGTTTACTCTGTAGGAAATGAACAGTTTTCAAGTAATGACCAATTTACAGCCCAATCTAAAGCCTCAGACTATTATAATAAAGCTATAGATCCTAAATATAAAGGAGCTACTCTTTATAATATAAATAAAACTCTTTTTCCTTCCCCTAAACCTGAAGAATTAGTTCAAGCAGCTCTTCAATCATATGTAGAACCTATAGCTATTGAAATTAGGAAATTAGAAAGGAAAAAAAATGAAGAAAATGAAAAACAGTTATTACCGTATGATGCTAAATTAGCTTTAAATATAAATTTAGAAAAAGAAGATATTAAAAGAATATTAATACCTTTTGCAATAAAATTATTATTACCATTTGGTATGGCTATTGTCCAATCAGTAATATCTAATATACCTTTAGCTAATGTAAAAGATCAAATTTTATGTCCTCGTCAAGATAAAATATTAGAATTAATTAAAAAAAGAAATAAATTAGTTAAAAAAGTAAATAGTATTTATTCTAAAATAACAAAAGTTGAAAACCAATTGAGTACTGTAAATAGTGTATTGACTGGCCTAGAAGTAGGTATATCAGCTATAGAATTTATCCCATACCCAGCCACTGGTATTCCCCCACTTGGGTTACCTCCATTAACTACAGGCCAGATTGAAAAAACAGGTAGTACTATAAATAAATTAAAAAATTTATTAGAAAAAGCTAAAATAGCTATTAATATTTTAACATTAACTGCTGCTGCTTTTGGAGCTATATTAGGTATATTATTACGGTTATTAAATTCATTAGATGCTTTAATTCAAGAATGTTCTGAAAGTCAAGATATACCTTTTGAAACAATCAATGCTGAGTTAAATATTTTAGTTAATACATCAACTGGAATAAGTAATAGTAATGTGATACAATTAACTCAAGATTCTCAACAGCTGGATACTACTTATAAAGGATTTACTTTAGAAATAAAATTTGATGAAACTAATTTTAGTAAATATCCTCGTCGTTTTGCTCAAGCTTTAACCAAAACTGGAATACCTGTATTGAAAACAGATTCATCATTTGCTTCAGATCCACAAGTATTATTGGACCAATTAAAATTTATTATAGATTCAAACCCTCAGTTAACAGCTGAATAATCAAATATTTATAACTATGAAAACAGATATGTTAAAAAAGTTAATTAAAGAAGCAGTTCGTGAAGCAATTCAAGAAGAAATTAAAGATATACTTCTTGAAGCTGTGCGTTCTCCTAAAACTGTAGTTAATGAGAATGCTACCCCTATCCCTTACACTACAAAACCAACAACTATCAACCCAGATATTAAACGTAATTTACGTAGCATGATTGGTGGTGAATTTGATGCTACTATAACAGCTAATTCATTTCACGCACAACCTGCTTACACTCCACCTCCAGTTAGTACAACAAGTGAAGGCTCAAGTTTACCAGGTGGCGAAGTAAGTTTAGATCAAATAATGGGATTAATGACTAAATAATGGCTGTTAGATTACCAAATAAACATCCTTTAGATATAAACAAGCGAGTAGCTGTTGGAGTATCTATTCCTTTTAATGGTAAAGGAACTACTTTTAATAATCTTTTATATACAGCTTCAGCGGGTGATACAACTATACCCGCTAATACAGACAACCAATCTCCAATATACTCAACAGGTAACTCAGTATTTAATTCAACATATACAACTGTTGATCAAGTTAAATCAAATATGATTAATTTTGTTTTAACAAACAAAGGAGAACGTGTTTTAAATCCTAATTTTGGATCAAATTTAAGAAATTTTATATTTGAAAATATAACTGAATCAAATTTAAGAGCTTTAGAAATAAAACTTAGCAATGATATTAAAGATAATTTCCCTAGTGTTAATATCATTTCTATAACATTAACACCTGCTTATGAGGATAATGCTATCCAATTAGATATTGTTTATTCAATTTATGGTAGTACAGCTCAAAATATACAAATAACATTCTAACATGGCGACTGAAAATAGAGATATAAAATATGTAAACAAAGATTTTGGTGAATTAAGAAATTCTCTTATTGAGTATACTAAAACTTATTTTCCTTCTACATATAATGATTTTTCCCCATCTTCCCCAGGAATGTTATTCCTAGAAATGTCAGCGTATGTTGGTGATGTTTTATCATTTTATTTGGATAATCAAATCCAGGAAAATTTTATCCAATATGCTAGACAACAAAATAATTTGTATACTTTAGCATACATGTTAGGTTATAGACCTAAAGTAACGGGAGTAGCAGTGGTAGATGTAGATGTATATCAACAAATACCTTCCATATCAGTAGGAGTTGATGGATATGCTCCTGATTATAGGTATGCTGTTTTTATCAATAATAACACAGTTTTAAAATCAAGTTTAGCAGGAACCACTGATTTTGTAATTCAAGATACAGTTGATTTTGCTTTTTCTAGTTCTTCAGATCCTACTCAAGTTAGTATTTTAACTATAGATACAGTTACAAATCAACCTGAATTTTATCTTCTTCGAAAAACCCGTAAAGCAATATCTGCTAATATCCAAACTACTACTTTTACTTTTGGTGCTCCTCAACGCTTTCAAACAGTAGAAATAAATAGCGCTGATATAGTAGGGATATTAGATATAGAAGATAGTGGTGGAAATAAATGGTATGAAGTACCATATCTAGGTCAAGAAATGGTTTATGATAATATAAAAAATAATGGTTCTGATGCTGGAGAAGTTCCTTATTTATTACAATTACTTAAAGCACCTAGACGATTTGTAACTCGTTTTACTTCCCCTACTACTCTTCAAATTCAATTTGGCGCAGGCACCACTACATCAAATGTTGAAGAAGAAATTATACCAAATCCTACCAATGTAGGAAACAATTTAAATCCTGTGGATAATAATCTAACCACAGCTTATGACCCAGCTAACTTTTTATACACAAGTACTTATGGTATAGCTCCTTCTAGTACTGTTTTAACAGTTAGATACTTAACAGGTGGTGGAGTAGCAGCTAATGTACCTGCTAACGCTTTTACTAGCATATCTAATCCTATTAATATAACTACCCCTAATCCTGCTATACCAGATGCTGGATTAGCTACAGATATTATAAATTCTGTAACAGCTCAAAATCCAACAGCTGCTACTGGGGGTTCAGATGGTGATACTACAGAAGAAATAAAACAAAATTCTTTAGCAGCTTTTGGCGCCCAATTAAGAACAGTGACTCAAGATGACTATTTAGTTAGAGCTATGAGTTTACCCTCTCAATATGGTTCTTTAGCCAAAATATATGCTGAACCAGAAAAAATAGAAAATTTACTTCCTGGTGAATCATTATCATCTACTAATTTATATGTTTTATCATATGATAATAATAAAAGATTAAAAAATGCTTCTATTAGTTTAAAGCAAAATCTAAAAACTTATTTATCTCAATATAGAATGGTTAATGATTCTATTAAAATTAGAGATGGTTTTGTTATTAATATTGGTGTGGATTTTGATATTATAGTTTTACCTAATTATAATAATAATGATATTCTATTTAAATGTATATCTGCTGTTAAAAGTTATTTTGAAATTGATAAATGGCAAATAAATGAACCTATTATATTAAAGGATATTTATGTTATGCTTGATAGAATAGATGGAGTTCAAACAGTTAAAAACGTTACTATAACAAATAAATGTGGCCCTAACTACTCAGTCTATGCTTATGATGTTATTGGAGCTACTCAAAATAATGTTATTTATCCATCTGTAGATCCAATGATATTTGAAGTTAAATACCCTGACTCGGATATTAAAGGACGTGTTGTATCTTTATAATTTTTATATTTATAATAAAAAATGGCTGTTTATAAGATTTTTCCAACTAAAGATGCTACTATATACTCTCTTTATCCTAGTAAAAATACAGGTTTAGATGAGATAATTGAATCTTCTCTTTTAGTTGATAATGCTTCTGCTTATCCTCAAGCTAGTAGATTTTTAGTACAATTTGATAATAATGAAATTAATGACATTATTACTAATAAAATTAGTGGATCTCAGTGGCAAGCTAATTTTAGAGGATTTCTAGCTAATCTAGAAGGATTAAATTTAGACACTAAACTTGAATTTTACCCTATATCAGGATCATGGAATATGGGTACAGGAAAATATAACTATAACCCTGAAATTCAGAATGGTGTAAGTTGGGGATGGAGATCATATTCTGGTAGTAATGCTTGGTCTACAAGTGGTTTATCAATTTATGTAACTGCTTCATATAGTGGTACTTTAGGAGGTGGTACTTGGTATTACAGTTCTTCAAATACAACAGTATTACCTATATTCTCAACTCAAAGTTTTACTTATACTGATTCTGGTGATATCAATACTGATATCACTAATATGGTTAAAGCATGGTATAGTGGTACTATAGAAAATAATGGATTTATAGCTAAACAAGCTGTTGAATTTATTGATGATGAAAATTATCAAAACAAAATGCAATTTTTCTCTAGAGACACTAGTACTATTTACCCACCACAATTAGAATTTAGATGGAGAGACTACATATGGAATACAGGTTCATCTACTAATACTATATTAAATACCTCTAATGCTACTGTAGCTTTAGATGAGAATCCAGGTGTATTTTATCCTGAAAGTATAAACAGATTTAGAATTAATAGTAGACCAACTTATCCAGCTAGATCATTCCAAACATCTTCTTTTTATACCCAAAATTACTATTTACCTACTTCTTCATATTTTTCAATAAAAGATTTGGATACTAATGAAGTTGTCATAGATTTCGATGATCAATACACTCAATTAAGTGCTGATAATCAAGGAAATTATTTCACACTTTATATGAATGGTTTAGAACCTGAACGATATTATAAAATTTTAATTAAAACTATTATTAATGGGTCAACAATAATTTTTGATAATAATTATTATTTTAAAATAAAAAATGGCTAATTATCCTTTAAATAAAACTGCTTTTAATAAAGAGGCGTATCTAAATACAGTTGACACTTCCTTTGCTCAAATATCAACTCCCCCTCCTCCATTAGAAGATACTATAACAGTTAGTGAATTTTTTGATCTATATAATGCTATTTTTTACGACATCCCAGCTAATGGAACAACTAATTCTCATGAATATTTAGTAAAAACTAGTGGAGAATATATTAGTTTTGAACAAACTGATGAAGATATTCAAGCTTTATTAGATGAAATAACTATTTTAAGACAAGAAAATTTAGAATTAACTCAACAAATTATAACCCCCCAGACTTCATCTGCTTCTCCAACTGCTTAATATATGGCTACTCTAATCAATGAAATAGATCCTATTACTTTTGAAACTCAAAACTATTCTCCTCAGGATATATCAGCTATGTCCCCAGAGATAGTCAATTCAGTTTTTGATCCTAGTAAAGGAGATTATGTTGAATATACAATAATATCTCCTGATAATTCTTTTCAAGTAACAGATCAAAATCTTGAAAATATTATTATAACTAGTACAGATGCTAGTAATGGAGCTGTTTTTAATATTGATCTAGATCCTGAAAGAGATTTAAAAAATAAAGGATTTAGTAATGGTGAATATAATGTTGTATATAGTTTTTTACGAAAAGAATTAGGATCCTCTTCAGATAATAGAGCGTATTTTATTAAAGAAATATCACCTGATAGGACAGAATTAAGATTAGCATCTAATATTTTTTCTAACGATGAGTTAGTCACATTAGCTAATGATTTTAAAGCTCAACTTAATTCATCAGAATATTTCCAAGATTTTTATCTTAATTTTGGTAGTAATAATTTAATTATAGCTAATAATATATTACTTGATAATACAAAAAATAAATATGAGATATTAATTAACCTATATGAGCCTCTACCAACACGTTTTAGATTAAAAGATGTGTTATGGGTTGTGACTCAAACTGCTGACCCATTAGCTTTTAACATACAATTTCAACCTGAAGTTATATTTCCTATAATTACTAATCCTACTCTTAATAGCCCTAATTTTAATTTACCTATTAAGAATAGAACTAATAACTCAACTAATTATATTAATTATGAACAATTACTAAACACAAGTTTAGTATCTTCATATGATCAAATTTTATCTTATTTGGAAGATAAAAGTGTTAGTATAGGAATTGATTATACTGATTTTTCAAACTTTGTTCATTTTTCATCTGCTGAATCTCGAGTTAAAAATTTTTTCTATAAAGTTCAATTAATAGAACAATATAGTGCTAGTTTGGAAATAGTAGATGCAGCTAATACAGCTATTACATCAAGTACAATTATATTACAAGAAAAAATATCTAATATAATTAGAAACTTTGATGGATTTGAATACTATCTTTATTATACTTCTGGGTCAAATGCTTATCCTAAAGGAAATACATCTCCACCATATTCTTTATTAACTAGTAGTAATGCTGCCCCACAAACCTGGTATACCTCATCAGTAATGAGTGCTTCACTTTATGATGCTATTAATAAAGATTATTTATATAATACTATTCCTACTTATCTAACAGATGACCCTCAAAATGAACCCTATAAGGTATTCATTGATATGATAGGACAATATTATGATAATATATGGATTTATTATAAAGATGTATCAAATAGATACAGTGGTGATAACCGTTTAGAATACGGTATATCTAAAGATTTAGTAGCAGATGCTATTAGATCATTTGGTCTTAAAATATACCAAAATAATTTCTCAGTAAGTGATTTATTTGATGCATTCACTGGATTTAACCCAGGGAGTTATACACGTTCAACTTCACCAAATCCTCTCCCAACAGGGTATGATGGAGAATTCATAAGTGATTATATATTCGTATCAGATCAGTCTCTCTATACACCTATAGATGATGTTAATAAGGAAATGTATAAACGTATTTATCATAACTTACCTTATCTATTAAAATCTAAAGGAACAGTAGCTGGTTTGCAAAATATTATTAGTATGTTTGGTATAACTAGTTCTATTTTAACTATAAGAGAATTTGGAGGAGCCTGGGCTTCAGGAACCCCAGTTACTGGTATTCAAGATATTGTTACTGACAATATTCAGATTTTAACTAGTACTCAAATGTCCCAATCTTTTCCTCCAATTATACCTCCAAATGCTACTATTGATACTTATACTAATGTACCAAAATTTGTTTTATCTTCTCAAAAAAGTATTTTACAAAATTATAATGAATATCCAGTTGTAGCTACTAGTTTATCTCCTAGTGTTAACACTGTAGAAATAACATTTTCACCTCAAAATGATATAGATAATTACATTAAATCTCAAGGTAATTTTGATATAGGAACGTATATTGGTAATCCATCTCAAGCATTTTTACCTTACTATCCTGATTTATATACTCGGGCTAACGTCTTATTAGGTGGAGGAGATTATAATTTGGTAGCTTATATTCGTTTAATAAAATATTTTGATAACTCATTGTTTAATATGATTAAAGATTTTGTTCCTGCTAGAACAAATCTAAAATCAGGTATTACTATTAAACCTCACTTACTAAATAGAAGTAAACATGTTCAACCTCAAGTTTTCTTTAGTAGTAGTATATATAGTGGATTAATTAACACAACCTTTATTGAAGGAGGAGCTGGTGGTACTTTTAATGAATTTAATGTATTAGCTAATCCTTTTAATACTCAATCTTGGAGTGAAACTATTATAACACCTCTAGGCCCAACCCGCTCAATCCATAGGGATCAATCTGAATTTTATAATGGAGAATTACCTTATTACCCTACAGAAGCTTTTACAGCTAATGGAGAATTAAACATTAATAACCCATATAAATACTCCTCAGACGCTCAAATACCTTATACTACACGATTATTTACTGAAATATCTCTTGTTAGTTTTTTAAACACTCTTAATCCACCTCCAGGACAAATATATTATTGGGGTAATATTCTTCAATCTCCTTTAAGGTTAAATGTAGTTGCTATGAAAATTAATGCTATAGATAGTAATGGTGTTAATTATATTAATATTTTAAATAACTTATACTCCATCACTATGCCTGTAGTTAGCCCTATACAAAATAGTGCAACAAAAACTTTTCGTGTAGGAACACCTTCATTAACCGGAAATGTTTTTACTTATGGCGTCATCTCAGATCCTTTTTCTAATTTTGCAGGGAATGAAATTCAAAGTGGTTATGTGACCTTTATCCCTGATTCAGATATTATTTGGGACTATTATGTTTATAATCCTTTAGTTAATAATAGTGTAGGTGATGTTAGATCTATTTACCATATGGTAATGGATTTTGATACAGGTATTACTACACCTTCAAATTTTGAATCTCTTATATCTGGTTCAGCAATTAGAGCTACTGTTCAAGATTCAAATTATTCATCAAAAGCTTGGTCTAACATTAGATATAATGGATCAAGACAAAGTTCACAAAATTTTAATCAACCTTATTTACTTAAATAAATAAATAAATTTATGCCTTTGAATTTAGATATTAGTAATTATAATTACGGAACTGTACCTCAGTCCCCAGTAGCAGAGCAAAATCAAACATATTTTGCATATTGGAATGGTATTGGTGGGACTGGTCCTGAATATATAGATGGAACAGCATATTTTATAAAATACTTAATTGATATCAATGGTAATGTGACCAATCCTGAATCTTTTACTGTTGCTGATAGTCCTGAAGCTATAGCTTTATATAATTTAAAAAATAATTTTGAAGTTGGCAAAAGAGCTATTATTAAAACCTTAGAACCAGACCCAACACAGAATGTTACATCTAATGCTGCTTTTTTATCTGGGACTCATAGGATAGCACATATTGGTAAAATAGTACCAATTTTAGTCACAGAAACAGGCCCTAACCAATCAGATTATATTACTACTATGAGTTTTGGACCCACATCCACTCAAATACTATTTATTAGTAGTTCCCCTGCTACAAATGTAGTTAACACAACAGCCCGATTTCGATATCAAGGAAACGAATACTCAATCCCATACAATCCTGATCCACCAATCGCAGCTATTTATGATGAAACAGTTGTGTCTTCTCCAGCTTGGCAAAATGTTAATTTTAACACTAAAGCTATTTTATCTAGCTCAGCTCAAACTGGTACTCGTATTAGATTTAAATTTGATATGTTTATTGAAGAAACATTTGATGGAGTTGATTTGTTTCCTCCTTTTGATGGTGCTTCTGCTGAAATTATTATTTCTAAAAATGGTTCTCCATTCCCCATTTTCCCTATTTCAACCCCAAATTCAGATATTGATTATATCTCTAACCCAAGATTAAGAAAAGAAGGAAATGATTTAATTAGAAATAATGATGGAGGACTTTACACAACAAGTTATTCAAAATATTTTGATTATGATGCTAATGATTATTTTACTGTGGTTACTTACGCAAACTCTGTGACTAATAATAATAATCAACTAAGAGTTAAAGGAGCACCTGATCGTACCTCAACTGTTTGGTACATAGAACAAGAAATTCCTCCTGCTGTTTCAGCAGGATCAACAGAAGTTGCTTTGATATCTAATGTTAATATGGCTTCTTCTAGTTATTTTATAGATGTTGCTAATTACCCTAACTCTACTAACGGAGGATACACTGTTTTAACAATGTCCCCAGGTTTAACTAGTATGTGGAATACTGGTGCTACTCAAAATCTTGACCCTGCTTCAGATACATTTACTTTTTCTGATATTAATATACCCTTTAGTGATATTAAACCTGGTGATTTTATAAGATTTGAATATAAAAAAGAGCAAACTTTTACTATTTTTAATATAAATCAAGTTGCTCTTAATGGTGAATCAGTTTTAGAATTATCTGTTGCCCCTTCTTTAAGTGATTTATCTAACACAAATTGGTTTGGAGATAATAAATGGATAGAATTAGATCATTTTGTGATTTATCGAGTGTTAGATGACGGATTATATATTACTTTAGATGTTCCAAAAAATGAATCTGGAAATGCTTACACTGGTTTAATATTACCTGAATTTATATCTGAAGAACTATTAGATAAATTAGAAACACTAACTCAAGATCTACTATCAAGAGAAGTAATTAACTAATATTTATATTAAAATATGTCATTTAAAAGGTTAGACTCTGAAGATTTTGTATTTAATATTGACTCAGTTGCTATTCCCTCTTGGTCAAATCATTCATCTTCATTAGTAAGTTTTTATACATCTTCTTTTCAATCATCCTTTTCTTCCCGATATTATCTAGACATTTATGATAGTCCTAATACAAGTGATAATTTAGAAAATCTTAATGACATCCAATTTGCTATAGCTTATGCTGACTCTGATGGATCTGGATCAGTTTGGTATAGTCCAATAACCCCAGGTCAATCCCCAACAAGAACAGTATATGGGCAATTTGTAAATTTATTATTAGGTGAAGATGAAAATACCTCTTTTAATTTTGGAGGATATAATGACAGTGATTATTTTTTCGCTATAATAATTAATAGATCCCGCTATAAACAGTCTATCATGCCCGGAAGTCTTCAAATTAGAGGACTAACAGGATCTGATATATATTTAACAGACAATAGTCGTATAACCCCCATTGTAGACTATACCCCAGCAGGAAGAAGATATTCACTAGGCTCAGGCAGTTTTGGTGATGGAGTAATACCCTCAAGTTTACTCACTACCGGACAAGGAATATATGGTTACCTTTACCCAGATGTAGGAGTTATAATTCTAAATCCAAGTGCTTTTTCCCAAGAAATACTAGAACCTGAAGGAGGTAATCCTTCAGCATTTGTTAGAGGATTTAACCAAAATAGTAATAATCCTGAAGGGTTAAGGTATTATTTAACTCAACTAACTTTACAAAGTGAAGAAACAATAGCATCAAACTATATGTTTTGTAGAGCTAGAAATGCTGAATTTAACTACTCAACCAATCCAACCTTTTCTCCTTCATTTTATTCATCATCACTTAATGAATATATATTAACCCCAGCTACATATATTACATCTGTTGGGATGTATAATGATAATAATGAATTATTAGCAGTGGCTAAATTATCAAAACCACTTAAAAAAGACTTTAACAGTGAAGCTTTAATACGTGTTAAATTAGATTTTTAAACTATAAACACTACAAAAATACAATTTAATAATATTTATAATAAAATAATCTATAAAAAATGGGATATCTCAATAATTCAATAGTTACAGTTGATGCTATTTTAACAAGAAAAGGTAGAGAATTGCTGGCTAGAAATGATGGTTCTTTTAGAATTACACAATTTGCTCTAGCAGATGATGAAATTGACTACACAATGTGGAACCCTGATAACCCTCAGGGATCAGCATATTATGGAAGAGCAATTGATAATATGCCATTGTTAGAAGCATTTCCTGATGAAAATCAAGCAATGAAATATTTGCTTACTACTCTTCCTAGAGGTACTTCTAAATTACCTATTTTAGATGTTGGTTACCAAGTTATATCTTTATATCAAGGTGCTTCAATTGCTATTACACCTCAAACACTTAATTATTTAGGTGGTACACAAACATATGAATCATCAGGATATGTAGCTACTATTGGTGATGTCAGACTATTAAGTAATTTTAATGGTGTAGGTATCAATACTACCCAAGCAACAGCTTTAAATTCAACAACAACTTTAGGAGCTGCAGTTTCTAAAACAGTAGTAGGTACTACTATTAATATGACAGCTACAACAGTAAATTCACTATTCCCCACAGGTATAGATCAATTATCTACTTCATTAGTAGTTATTGGTAGAGATAGTGGAGCTAGAATAGTAATTCCTGTTCAAGTTAATAAAAATACAAATTGCTAATACATTAAAATATGTCGTTTAAAAGACTAGATCCTGAAGATTTTTTAATTAGTGCAGATTCAACTATTACACCTGCTTGGTCAAATTATTCTTCTTCATTAATATCACCCTTTGAATTTTCAACTGCTCAAATAGGTTCTGATAGTGGTAGATATTATATGAACATATATAATACTGATCCTGATCCTGCTGGTAGTAGTGCTGAACCTCAATTTGCTATAGCATATGGTGATTCTAAAGGATCTGGCTCACTTTGGTATAATGATAATGTTCCTGGTTTATCTCCATCTAGAACAGTGTATGGACAATTTGCAAATTTATTATTAGGTGAAGATGAAGGAACTTCATTTGATTTTGGAGGCCCAGCTGAAAATAATGAATCTTTTTTAGCTATAGTTGTTAATAGAGCTCGTTATAAACAAATGATTTATCCTGGTAGTATACAAATCAGATTATCTGGGTTTAATCCATATATAACAGACAATAGTCGTATAACCCCCATTGTAGAATACACCCCAGCAGGAAGAAGATATTCATTAGGTTCAGGTAGTTTTGGTAATGGGGTAATGCCTGCTGGATCAACAGAAGGAGTATATGGTTACCTTTACCCAGATGTAGGAGTTATAATTCTAAATTATAATGCAATATCTGTTCTTAACAGCGCAGTACAAAGACAACCAAATACAAATAATAATAATAATGAACAATTAAGGTCACGTTTAGCACGATTTACTCTTCAAAGCCAAGAAACAATAACCTCAGATTTTGTATTTTGTAGAGCTAGAAATGCTGAATTTAACTACTCAGTAAATCCAAGTTTTTCAGTTTCTGCTAGTGCTGGTACTATTTTATATGATGATTTTATCCAAAATCCAACTACATATATTACATCTGTAGGAATGTATAATGATAATAACGAGTTATTAGCTGTAGCTAAATTATCAAAACCACTTAAAAAAGATTTCACTAAAGAAGCTTTAATACGTGTTAAATTAGATTTTTAAATGAATGGGTGCTTTCAAATCATTAACAAGTCAAGATATTATTGTATCTCCTTTAGTAGTATATGGGGATTTTAAAAGTTCTCCTACTATTACTTTTTTAAAAGGTAAAAACACAACCTATGGCTCTAGTAATGATGAAACAAACCCATCCCCATGGCCTTCAGCTTCATTAGTATATGCTTCTATAAAACAATTATATTATAGTAATACTTTTCCTAATGATCCTCAACCTTATATTGTAACTGATAGTCAAGGAAATGTAGTTGAAGGTAGTCAAACTGCTAATGTTAATAGCAGATATGATAATTTTTTACAAAGTGGCCTTTACCCAGTTAAAAATTTCCCAACTGGAGCAAATGATATAATATCTGTAGGTATTATACCTCAATCATTATTTGGAGACTATATAAAACCAGGCAGTGTTGAATTTTTCTCATCAACTGATTATTATGATGATGGTCAAGGAAATATAAAAAATGATAATGATATATATATAGGTAATATAATTTATACTCATGGTATAATAATTATAACAAACCAAACCTATGCTTCTGATACAGGAGATATTGATGTAACTTTTACCCCATCAACAACAGTATATGAAACTCAATATAAATGCACTATCAGACCAGATGAATTTAATTATTCGTTAAACCCAACTTTACTATCAGGATCTGAATTTACTAACCCTGTAAATTCAAATGGTTTACCTGTAAACACTAGTGGTGATGTAGTTGATTTTGTAACAGGTTCTGCTTTTGCCCCGTATGTAACAACAGTAGGACTTTATAATACAAATAATGAGTTATTAGCTGTAGGTAAATTAGCTCAACCTATACCTACAAGTAGAACGGTTGATATGAATATAGTTATTAATATAGATAGATAATATGTCATTAACAAGAATAGCACCTGAGGATTTTGTTTTTAGCAATGATTCTATTCCAACATCATGTTGGAGAGATGAGAATGGTAATCCTGCAGGTAGTATATCAACAACCCCTTCTTGGGATCAACAAACATTCACCAATGGTGTAACCAATTTTTATATTGGAAACCCAGGGAATATACAGTTTGGTTTAACTACTGCTAATAAAAATGCTGCTGATGGTACTATAACCAGACAAATGTATGGAGCTATTCGTAATATAGTAGTTGGGGATACTAATGCTGATATTAGATGGAATAACACAGCTCAATCACAATTTAATGTTATAGCTGTATCTAAAAATATTCCTCTCCCTCTTTTACCTGGAAGCCTACGGATAGGAGCACGAACCGATGATAGTAAAATAAACCCACCAACAATTTTAAATTGCGGTAGGGCTTATAACTTAGTTACTGGTATTACTATATCTGGGGGGGGTTTTAGCTTTGGTTCTGGAACATCACCTTCAGGTCTTTTTCTTCCTGATGTAGGATTAATTATAGGAACATCTCTTTCAGTTAATACTTTTATTTTAAATACTTTAAATCCAACCCCAACAAATCGTGTTTTTATAAGAGCCCGAAATAACCAATATAACTACTCTATGAACCCAAGTTTCATTTCAGGTAGTTCGGGAAAAATAATAAATCAAGATTGGTATGATAATCCTCAGACATATATTACAACTGTTGGTTTATACAATGATAATAATGAATTAATGGCTACAGCTAAACTCCCTAGACCATATAATAAAAACTTTAATAATGAGTTATTAATGCAAGTAGGCTTAAACTTTTAAAATATGAATAATTGGTTTTGGTATGAAAATGTGGAAGTCAAAGAATTTAAAACAATAGAAGATTTTCCACAAGATTGTTTTGGTTTTATATATGAAATCAAAAACACAATAACAGGTAAATTTTACATTGGTAAAAAAAGTCTTTATCATAATATAAAGAAAAAACTCACCAAAAAAGAACTAGCTGAACAATCAGGTCCTGGCAGAAAAGCAACTACTAAAAGAATACAAAAAGAATCTGATTGGGCTACATATTGGGGTTCTAATAAAGAAATATTAGAAGAAATAAAAACAAACGGTAACTTAGCATTTACTAGAAAAATTATTAAAATGGTAAGAACCAAAAAAGAACTAACTTATTGGGAAACAGCCTACCAGTGCAAGTGTAATGTATTATTTGTGAACAGTTATAATGATAATGTACTAGGAAAATTTTTCAAAAAAGACTTTGCTCCTAATGCTCTCCTTCATACATTATAGTGTATGGTAAATCAGTTGTTGATAACTTTAGTAGACTCTGTTTTAGGTAAAGGTAAAAATACCTCTAAAAATAACAGAGCATACCATTGTCCATTTTGTAAACATCATAAACCTAAACTTGAGGTTAATATGGATACAAATGCTAAAGGTGACAATCCTTGGCATTGTTGGGTATGTAATACTAAAGGTAGAAAATTAACTCGTTTATTCAAACATGTAGAGGTTACACCTGATAAACTTCAATCTCTGTACTCATTAGTAGGTACTTCTAAATCAGAACATACTGATGTTAATTTAGAGCAGGTTAAACTACCTGAAGAATTTATTCCATTAATTGATGTGACATCTAATAATCTTATTGGTAGACGCGCTTTAGCTTACCTAAAACGTCGTGGTATTACTAAATATGATATTCTAAAATACAATATTGGTTATTGTGAACATGGGCCTTATTCTAATATGGTTGTTATACCCTCATATGATGAAAAAGGTAATTTAAATTATTTTACCTCTAGAGGATTTGAAGAATTTTCTAGATCCAAATATAAGAATCCAAATGTATCAAGAAACATTGTTCCATTTGAATTTTTTATAAATTGGAATGTACCTATCATTTTATGTGAAGGCCCATTTGATATGATGGCTATTAAACGTAATGTAATACCATTGCTAGGTAAAAACATCCAGGACAAATTAAAGAAAAAACTAGTTACCTCACAGGTACAAAAAATATATATAGCATTAGATAAAGATGCAATTAAACAAGCTTTATCATTTTGTGAAGAATTATTAAATGAGGGTAAAGAAGTATATTTAGTAGAATTAAAAGATAAAGACCCAAGTGAAATGGGTTTTGAAAATTTTACTAAGTTAATTCAAACCACTCAACCATTAACCTTCTCAAATTTATTTGAGAAAAAACTAGAACTAGTATGAGTACAATAAAACACTCTTATAATCGAATTTTAGAAATATCTGACGATCATAAGCAAATCACATTACCCGACTCTAGATTTTATAGACGAAACGGTAATTATTATCCATCTGTGACTTATGTATTAAGTTATTACCCAAAAGGTAAATTTTTTGAAGATTGGCTTAAGAAAGTAGGTTACGCTGCTGAACATATTGTTAAAAAAGCAGCTGAAGAAGGTACTCAAGTCCATGAAATGATTGAAGAGTATTTAAATGGGGCTGAATTAAAATTCTTATCACCTCAAGGTTACCCACAATATAATCCTGAAGTATGGCAAATGTTTTTACGTTTTGTAGAATTTTGGGAAACCCATAAACCTAAACTTATTGAAACCGAAGTACACCTATTCTCAGACGAATTAAAAGTAGCAGGCACTTGTGATATGGTTTGTGAGATAAATGATGAATTATGGGTTATAGATTTTAAAACATCTAACCAAATCCAGACTACATACGAATTACAAACCGCAGTTTACACTCAATGTTACAAAGAGTGTTATGGAAAAGAAGCTCAACGTAATGGAATACTATGGTTAAAATCATCTAAACGTGGTCCTAAAAAAGATAAAATGCAAGGTAAAGGATGGGAAATAGTTGAACCGGAACGTACATTTGAGGAAAACATTGAAATATTCAAAACGGTACGTAAATTATTTGATCTGGAAAACCCAACATCATCACCTTCATTTGAATCGTTCCGAACTACTGCAAAACGGGAAGACATTTAATATTTATAATAAAAGACTTGGCTTGGCCAACATTCTGCATTATATTTATATAGATGATAAGACTAACCGATTTACTTAAAGAAATGATAAATAACCCGAAAGCTATTATTATGGCTGGAGGAGCATCAGTCGGTAAATCAACAGTACTAAAATCGTTACAACCCGTATTAAAAGGATTTGTAGACTTAAATGCTGACAAATATGTTGAAGATAAAGATTCTCCAATGTATGGTAATTTATCTGCTGCCTCTGTTCAAATAAGAAAAACGGATTTACCTAACGCTGTTGACAACCAACAAAATCTTATTTACGATACTACTGCTTCTAATTTATCTACGTTACAACCAACTTTGGATAAATTAAATGATATGGGATACGAAACCATGATGATAATGGTTTATGCTCATCCAATAATATCATTTTTAAGAAACTATAAACGTGAACGTAAGGTACCAGCAGTTGGTGTTTTAGGAACATGGGCTAATGTTTATAATTTGTTAGAAGATTATAAACGTATTTTTGGTGATAATTTTGTTTTAGTTAATACACCTGCCTCTGAAGAAGAACAAACCGAAATAAATAATTTTGAAACAGCTTATCAACAAGGCAAATTAAAAGAATACTTCTCAGACTTACTAGCTTCAGGTCAATTTCAATCAACTTTTAGAAAAGATGATTCAACCTTATCACCTGAGGAATTAGAAAAAAGAGAAAAAGACAGAGCTAAAACTAAAGTTACTTTAGATAAAAGCATAGATAAAATAGCTGATACTTATGATAGTATTCAAGCTAATTTAAATCCTGTTGATAGCAAAGAGTTACCTAACATAGTTAAAAAATTTGTTGGATGAAATCATTAGTAAAATCACTTATAACACCGTTTTTGTCTGAAGCTGATATACCTGAATCTAATAAAATAGTAGGTGTATTTGGAGGTGGTTTTCAACCACCAACAAAAGGTCATTTTGAAGTAGTTAGAAAAGCTTTAGAAATGTACCCTCAATTAACCGAATTTAATCTTTACGTTGGTACAGGTGGCGATAGATCACAAGGTGTAATAATTCAAGAACAATCAGTAGCCATTTGGGACATATATAAAAATTATTTACCTAGTAAAGTAAATATTATCCCATCTTCAAATCCAATTTCATCTATTTATTCTTATGCTAAAGATAAACCAGATGTTCAAATTAAATGGTTTTTAGGCTCTAGAGAAGATAAACCAGAAGATTTTGTTGATTTTGAAAAACGTACTAAATCTGCTTTAGGTAAAACAAATATTGAACCTATTAATATTATAACAACAGGTGGTGTTAGTGGTACTAAAGCTAGAGCAGTATTAGATAATAAAAAAGAATTTTTTAA